GATTGCTTCTGGCGAACCTGCTTCGGCCATTAGGCCTGTGCCTGAGCGGGTAGGGAAATACATTGGGGAATCAACCACGCCACCATAAGCGTAGCGAGTTAAGTTGCCGCCCTCCATCACGCCACCCCTAGCCACCCATCCGCCACCGCCGCCTCCAAGTCCGCCCTGCGTCCCTGTATCCCATCCGCCACCGCCGCCACCGCCGCCACCTGCCGCCGCGCCGCCAAGACCCATAAACATACCGCTAAGAGCATCCTGCATTGGGCCGAGTAGACTTTTCTGTAGAGCCATCTGGATTAGGGCTTCAATCAGCCCCTTTACCGCATCCTTGGCGGAATTTGCACCTGAAATGATGCTCCCAAAGGCATTTGTGAACGCTTGGGCGGCGTTTTCCGCATACTCGCGCTTCTCCGCTAACAAGGTCATGGCATCGACCTCGCCAAGAAGGGCAAGTTCCATCTCCTTAATCTTCGCAACCATCTCCGTATATTTTTCGGGGGCCATCTTGTCCTTGTTCATGGACGCGATACGGGCAGAGGCTTCAGCGGAAATAGCCGCCTTCTTCATAGCGTTTTCGTATTCAGGGCCAAATACGCCCGACAACCCCTGTTGCTTCTCCATGACGGCGAGTTGCTCATTCCCCGATCGTATCCATGACTCGATAGCGCGAGTGGACTCGACCGTTGCCGCCGTGCCGCTCTTGCGCTGGGCCGTAACAGCATCCTTGAGGCTGTAATTCTCCCTTATAAGGTCTCGTATGGCCTGCGCTTGCTCATCTGACACCTGAATGACGGACTTCGCGTTAAGTTTTTGTATTTCCGTGAGTGCGGCTTGCTCGATAGCAGTCTCCCTAGCCGTCTCTCCTAATACGGCAAGGATTGCGTTTTCGTCTTCAAGTGCCAGTATCGTATCTTGGGCGGCATCTTGGATGGCCGTCATGCCTCCGCCGCGAACTGCGCCGAGCGACTCAAGTTCTAGCGCGATAGCCTGTATTTGGCCACGGACAGCCTGCAAAGCCGCGCTACGGAAGAGACCGCCAGCGGAAGCCTCTATATCTGCGCCGTCACCGAAAGGCCCCTTGATGGTCTCCATTTGCGCCATCTTTATCATCCACTCGTCTAGCCCCGCTATACGGGCATCGCTCAACTTAACCTCAAGGGCCTTGCTTAATTCCAGTTTCTTTTGGTAGTCCTCAAGCCCCCGCAACTGCCCCCGCAACGCCGCAATGATTTCCGACTTCGCTCCTCCCGTCCGAGCATCGCGGAGGGTGTTTTCCGCCTCAACCACATCGTATATAGCGGCCTCGACGCGCTCCGCCTCCTTGACTAACGCCGAAAGGTCTACCGTAACCTCCTTGGACGACCTCGACCATGCGACAAAGCCAGCAACGGCAAGCCCTACAGCGGTTACGATAGCCCCGATAGGGTGCGCTGTTATGACCACCCATAGGTATTCAACAGCAAAGGTAAGCGTCCCAAATTGCGCCGCCGTTGAGATCGCCGCCAGCCCTAATGCCCCTAGGAATGTCGCAAGTTTTAGCGCAACAAACGCCGCGCCTGCAACCGTTATGGCTGTTACCGCTACGGCGAGAGCCTTCCCCGCCAGTCCCGCCTTTTGCCATGCTCCATCAACCTCGCCAACGATTCGCGTAACATCAACCAATACATCCAAAAGGTCATGCATGACCCCAACTAGCCCCGCGTCCCCCGCGTCGAGAGCGACCTCCTGCATGGCTGATTGGAAGGCAATCCACTTGCCCACGACGGTTTGTTCTAACTCACGCGCCATTCGCGTATGCTCGTCGGTCGTCTCGCCAACCAGTTTTATTTGGTCTTTAAGGTGTCCGTTCATCTCTGTAAGGGCCAAGCCTGCGGCGACCTGCCTGCGCGTAAAGATACGGGCGTAAAGGTTTGCTTTCTCCATGGGATTTTCAAGAGAATCCACACCTTTCCTCAAAGCGTCCATAATCTGCGTTAGGCTTTTTGCCGCAGGGTTCACATCCCTGTAGGCGACATTCATCTGCTTCAACGCTTCCATCGTCCGCTTGGTTGGCCCCGCCAAAGCCAACATCACGCCTCGGAATTGCGTTCCTGCACGAGTTCCACGAATACCACGGTCAGCCAAAACACCCATCGCCGCCGCCGTTTCCTCAATAGACACGCCCGTAGAGGCCGCAACCGTTCCTGCATACTTCATCGACTCGGACATATCCCGAACGGTCATGTTTGCATTGTTGGAGATAACCGTAAAGACATTGGCAACGCGCCCCGCATCAGAAGCGTCTAGCGCGAACTGCCGAATAGAGTTCGCCATATATTGCGTAGACTCTGCAAGCGTAAGCCCACCTGCCGTAGCCAAGTCCAAGGAGTCTTTAATGGCCCTCATCGACTCCTCTGCCGAGAAACCCGCACGGGCGAGTTGGAGCATACCTTCTGCGGCCTCGTTTGCCGTATATCGCGTGGTCGCGCCCAACACCCTAGCAACTTCGGTCATTTGCTCCATCTGGGCGGTCGCCGACCGAGTAACCAACTCGACCGTCTTCATCGTCTCCTCAAAGTCGGCAATGGTGCGAGTCGTGCCTTTTATGCCCTGCAACGCCTTGAAAACCAAGAACGCTTTGCCCATCTGTTTCGCTAAAGTGCCGAAACTGCCGCCAAGGGTCTTGTTCGCCGTCGCCGCTCGTGCCGCACCAATCTTGATATTGTTGGTTGCGGCTACAAATTGGTTTCCGCCAACAGCCGCTTGTCGAGCGTCAATTGCTAGAACTAGAGTCGTTAGGCTTGCCATCTTTTTCTTCTTCTTGGGAGCGATTCCATTTTAGGAAGGCCATGTCAAGGGCCATGATGAACTCATAATACCTTGTTTTTTCGCTAACGGTGGACACCCCGTGAATATCTAGCCATGCCGCAACCGCTTGCGCCTGAATAGCATTTACGCTCATCCCGCAAGTCCTTGAGGCGTGTAACTCCCAAAATGCCCTCCAAAATGTGAGCAAGTCGCTATATATCTCTGGCTTTTCTTCCAGAGCGGCAATCTTTGCGCCCCGCCGCTGAGCGGCTTCTAACTGCTCTTGGTGGCTTCCCCATTCCAAGTGCCACTCAAGGGCGGCAGTTAGTTTCCCACAGAATCCTCGTCAATCTCTTGCCGATATAGTTCTGCCTCGTTTGCCGTAATGACAACAAACTTATACATATCGGAGAGAGTTGGGTCGTCAAAGAACTCAAGAGCCTTTTTAGAGGAATACTTGATTTTCTTCCCGTCTTCGCCCTCGATGTTCTTCCAATCGACAAGGAGCGTTTCGGCGGCGGCTTTCTTGGTGATCGCCTCCAACTGCTCTGGCTTTAGCCGCTTATTCCGTATGCCCTTTAGATGCGGCTCGGAAAGTGTGCGGACAAGTTCATCAAACGCTGTATTGCCGATACGGGCAATCTTGAGTTCAATGTCGAGTTCGTATGTAACCCAAACGCCATCAATCTCGCGTTCTGGGTCTGTTTTTACAAGTGAGAGTTTTGCCATTGTCGTAAGTGCTTACCCTAAAAGGAGCAAGGCTAGGAGGATAATACCCCCTAGCCCCTCTCTGATGCAACAACTTCCCCTTATTGCTCGTGATAGTGTGCGATTTTCATGGTGCATTCCTCTGTGGTGTCATAGAGTGCTTGCCAAGAAATATCAGCGATAATGTCCTGATTACGCCCACCCGCTACTCGCTGTGCGTCCGTGAACTTCACTTTGGGGAAATCAAAGATGTATGTTTCGCCAGGTGTGCTTTCTTCGCCTGAAATGCCGATGGATAGTGATGTAACGGTTTGGTTTAGGAACTTGTCATAAGCCGTAGCCGTCTCAAAATACATTTGCATTGAGCCAGTAACCTCAAAGTCGCCCTCGTTGAAGTCTGAAGGGCCGAGAGTGCCGAGCAGATACTTTTTGCGTAGGTTATTTGACGCTTGGAACTGGAAAGATGTCGTGGTGATGTCCGCCGTGTTTTCTCGGACAAACTGGACACCATCGGTAGCCGTCATAGCAGGGTTTGTGCCAGCGGTGGCGGAGATGCCTGTCGCGCTAGAAGCGGATGTTTCGGTCAGTCCGAGAACATCAAAGTTAGCCTTTACGGTATCTGTTCCAGAGGCATCAAGGGACATTCCGTTAATCACGCAACCCGTAAATATGGCGGTCTCGTTACTCAAATCTGTGTATTCCCGCTGAAAAGTGAAAGAGGAAGCGGGCGTTCCGTTCTTTATTTGGGGGAGCAGTTTGATGGTGAGGGATATGCTCGTCTCGTCTGCCCCGATAGCCTCATCTACTGTAAAGGTGTTCGATCCCGTTACGGTGGCCACTTTGTGGAAGCCGTTACTCGCGGCGTTTGCCGCGCCCGTGATGTAGAGCCATTGACCCACAACAGGGTTGTTTGACCAAAGCGAAGACCTGAAAAATGTCTTGG